TGCATTAGGACTTTTGAGGATGTTTGGTTACTACAGTTTGTGGTGGTCGAACGACAAATATCTTTGCTTCATGAGAATGTAGCTAGTGAAGATTTGACAAATGTTTCATTTGGTGTAGAAGCCAAGTATCAAGTTGAAGAGATTGATGTTATTTCAGTCTTTGACAAATGTTACAAGGTTGCTGAACCAGTCAATTCCAAACGCCACGAGGCCTATGTCCAACGAGTGGTTAGAGAATTGAAGTCATTAAACTATGCTGGTAGCATGGTGTCGGCTCAGAAAGATGCGTCAAAATATTACATAAGAACAGCAAAGGCTACTGATGATATTTACATCCCAGATTCCTTTAATGATGACATTGCTCGTAGGCAAAGAATGTTAGCACTCACACCCAACGTTAAAACCAGGGACTTGTGGTACATTCTTGCCTTAGGATTGTTACTATTTATCTGCCAAGTAGGACCTAGATTCGACTGTGTTGGAATAATTAGTTACAATTTCATTTTGAGCGCGTTAATCTTATGTTATACATATCCATATAGATACACCATAGCCTACTACTACGACTATGCTCAACACCGTTATCACCATTTCTTGAAGAAATTTAAGATTGGGAAATTGTCGTTAATTTCATTAAATGACTATTGCGTGAGAGATCATAAGATACCATTAGCTGAGTTGGACCCCACTAAGATAATATCATTGGTGGTCGATCAAGAAGAATGCCAACCCGTCGTTCGAGCTTTTGGTATGGTGTACCACCCCGAGAGGATACCTTTCATACCGCGTAACTGTTCACACAATGTTGAGGCTTCCATACATAACAGAATCGCACCGAAAACCTGTGAACCATGTGATGAGGATTGGGACGCAGTGGAAATTCCGGATTTCCTTGTTTCGGCTATGAAAAGTATACATGTAGAACCCTTGTCTTTTGATGAGTGGATTTCTAGATTCCCTAGTAAGAAACAGAAACGATTATTGAATGAGTGGAAACTAATTCAAGAATTTGACATAGGAGTCAATAATGATTCCGGGTTTTTTATGAAAGGAGAATTCTACCCTTCGCTTAAAGCTCCTCGGCCTATCTTTTCATCTTCCGTTCTGCTAAACTTTTTAGTAGGACGATGGTTAATTCCGATATCGGAAGCATTGGCGTTTATCTTGGATAAAGATAGCCATTGTTATTTTCCGTTACATGGAAAGAGTGAAGAGATAGGCAATTACCTATATGAAAATAGTACTGGCACCGTTATTGTGGAGAATGATTTTTCAGCCTTTGATAGTTCACAGAGATTTAGAGCTCTGAGTATTATCTTAGACTGTTTGTCATATACTAATATGGATCCCGAGGTAATTAACTATATGAGAATGGACCTAACACGCTGCAAAGTGCGTTGTAAATGGGCTAAATTCTTAATTAGACTGACCAGATTTTCCGGCCGTAGTGAGAC